ACCCGTTAAAAATGCGCTTAATCCACCAGCAATAGCACCTCGTTCTCCTAATTCTGCTACTTGTCCTTGTTTGCCTGTTATTGGTTCTATATATTGTTTAATAATACCACCCGCCGCAGCATCGGTCGCAAGACCTAATAATAAATTTGTAGGATGAAGACCCCTACCTATTTCACTTGGAATTGTTTTTGCGGCTGATATATGTGCTGGTGCTTCTACAAAAGTATTTAAATCATTTTCTAATGTTAATTGTTGTGTTGCTTTTTCGTGTAATTGATATTGTCTTGATAAGTCATCACTATTAGTAAATTCATTTATATCATTATCAGTATTAAATGTTTCAGTATTTTCATCAAAATTAGTTGATTCTTCTGGTGTTAATACACCACCAGATTTTTGCCATAATACTTTTTTATGGTCTGTTGGTGAAATATTATTTTCATTTACATATTCAGTAAAACTTTTCTTTTTAATATTTGGTTTATTATTTATATCGGTATTTGTTAGATTTTCTATTTGATTTTCTAATATATCGGTCTGATTTCTTAATCTATTAATTTTTGAATTATTTTCTGTAAAATCAGTAGCACCTCTTAAAGTTTTTAGTTCTATTTGTGTATTAGGAGCCATAGTTTTTCTTCTAACAGAAGATTTAAAACTTCTCTTAAATACTTTTGGTTTTGTAGTAGTATCTAAATTACCATTTTCATCTACACTAATAGTTGGTTTTTGTGTTGATAATATTTTACTATCATTTTCTAATTGTGTTTGTTTTTTTGAGGGTGGTGGTGGTGCTAAACCAAAACCTTTTGAAGTTGTTTCTACTATTTTAATTGGTGTTCTTTTAATTTTTATTTTTTCACTACCATCTTGGTTAAAATCATCTAAAAATCTTTCTGCTTCATCAAAATTTAATTCTTTTGGTGGTAATTTTGGTTTTGGTTCATTTACTTTAATCATATCGTGCAATGTTTTTAATTCACCGTGTTCTAAACTATGTTCTACAATTGCCCTACTTTTAGTTTCTATTACACTTTTTTTATCACCAGTTCTACCAATATTAGTTGTAAAATTTTCAAGCTTATGCGTCTTATATGGATTGACTGTTCCGTGTAATGCTTCTACAACATTAAGGCTTGTATTATTTCTACCTTCTATTCTTGGTGCCGCAAAACTAGCAATATCATCTTGCGTTCTAAATATTTCGTGTTCTTCACTATTAAAATTTTCACCATCAGTTAAATTATTCCCAGCAATAAATGGATTAAAACTTCTACTTGGAATTTTAAATGCTTTTCCCATAGTATAACTTTTTGTTCCGCCTAAACTATATCCTACTACTCGTTCTACATTATCAAAACCATATTTATCTATTGTAGCCTTCATTTGTTCTCTTGCTTCTGTAAAATGATTATGTGAGGCCTCACTACCAACAGCAATACGAGCATCTGCTTCTAAATCGTTAAGATTTGATTTATCAGTGCCTCTATATGCTACTTTTACTTTACCAGTTTTTTTATCTACAACTACTATACCTTTTTCATTTGATAATTGATTATCTATTTCATATTTATCTGCTAATCCACTTTGTTCTAAATATTGTTGGCCTGCGTTTTTATCTTTATAGTAATTAGTTGATACTTTGGCTAATTTAGCGTCTTCTATTACATCCTCAGGCAAACTATCCATAGTCTTATCAGTTGGCTTTTTAATACTATATGTTTTTAATAAATTTTCTAATGATTTTTGGACTTTTTGTTTTGTTTCTTTTTCATCTTCTTTTACTTTTTTAGTTTGTGGTTTTGCTTTTTCTTTTTTTAATAAAGTAAGTAAGTAGCGAATATAGCGCACCTCTTCTCCATATTTTTTAGATTCTTGTGGTGTAAAAGTATCTACTAACGCATTTAATTTTTTGATTTCAGCATCCTCAAAAGTGCTCATATATATATATAATATTAAAAAATAATATATTATAATGTATTATGGTATTAACTTATAAGCAATTATTTAATAAAAAGTATGGTTTTAAATTAAATGAGCCACATAGTTTAAAAGAAATAAGTGATATTACTGGATATAAATTAAGTGGTTTAAAAATTATATTTGAAAAAGGTGAAGGCGCCTATTATAATAATCCTTCTTCTGTTAGAAAAACAGTTAAATCACCCCAACAATGGGCTATGGCTCGCATATATTCTGCTGTAAATCCTAAAAGTAAAGCATATAAAATAGATAAATCACATTTACAAAAAAAATAATATAAAAAAAAAGTATTTAAAGTAAATTATCTTATATTAATATAATGGAAGTATTTTTAGAAATAAATATGGAAAAAGAATTAAGGAAAGATTATAAAAAATTTAAAAGTATTATGTTAGATTTAGATGAAGAACATTCTGATTATTTATCTAATGATATTAATTGTTGGAATCTATTTATATTTGCTATCGTATATGAAAATTCTAATTTAATTGCTTGTATTAGAAAATTAAGAAAGGCTGGAATAAATCATAAAGTAATTAATGATTACTTTTATCATTATATAAAATTAAAATATAAAATGGAAGAAGGCATTTGGTCTTGGAGTGAAATAGAAGAGTTCGGTATAGAGTTAGAAGATATAAAAAAAACTTCTACTAAAATGGCATTCTTTTAATATTATATATATTATATGAAAACTTTAAATTTTTCAAAATCTAAAAGTAAAAATAAAAAATATTCTGTAATTGCTCCAAGTGGTAAATTAATAAATTTCGGCGATAAAAGATATGAGCATTATAAGGATACTACCCCATTAAAAATATATAAAAATTTAGACCATAATGATAAACAACGACAGAAAAATTATTGTAATAGGTCTGCTGGTATTAAAGATAAAAATAATAAATTAACTAAAAATAATTTAGAATCTCCAAACTTTTATGCTCGTAAATATTTATGGAGTTGTGATAAATTATAGATTTATTTAATTTACAAATCTCCTCTATTTAAAAGTAAGATATTATATATATGTATATATGAGTTGTATATATAAAATTGTTTGTAAAGATACAACTATACCAGATTTCTATATAGGTAGCACTAATAATTTAAAAATTAGAAAAGCAAAACATAAATATTGTATTACAAATATTAATAGTAAATCTCATTATAAAGTTTATTCTTTTATAAATGAAAACGGTGGTTGGGATAACTTTAAATTTGAAATCATACTACAATTAAAAAATATAATGATTACAGAAGATTTAAGAATATTAGAAGGAACATTTATAAAATTATTGAAACCTACTTTAAATACACAGATTGCTGGACGGACTGGAAAACAATATTATAAGGATAATAGAGATACTATAATTAACTATAAGAGAACTAAAATACTTTGTAATTGTTGTGGAATGTTAATAAGGCGTGATAATATTGCGAGACATAAAAAAAGTTTTAGGTGTAAATCTTTTCAAGATACTAATCAGAATCCGATTCACTATCATCAAATTTTATTAAATTAAAATTACTATAATATCTTTTTTTTTTAGGTTGTTTATTTAGAATAAGTAAATTAGAATACTTTTTTTTAAAAGCCATTTTAAATAAATCTTCTTGTTCTTCATTTGATAAGTCAGCCATTAGTTCATCTTTAATACAAGATTTTTCTTTTTGATTATTTATAACACTTCTTAATAAATACACCGAACTCGCATTAATTCTAAATATTAATGGTAAAGCATTAAATTTTTGGCTCATAATCCATATACTTAAACCACCAGAGCCAGGCTTATCTTTATTATTTAAAATATGCCTACGATTTAATATACATTTTGTTAAATATTCTGCTTCTTTATTATTTTTTAAACTTTTAATTACATCATCTAATATAATAAGCACATTATTTGCCTCTTCGTCTTCTTGTTCAGTTTTAATAATATTTTTCATAATTTCATCACTATATTTAGTAAATACACGCTCTTCATTTAAATTAAGTTTATCCATAGGCAAAGATTGTAATGAGGCACTAATTAAATATATTCTATCAAAAAATTTATAATAAGCTCTACTTTTTTCTGGATGTTTTTTAGTGGGATGTGAGCATAATAATTGTAATACTAATGAAGTTTTGCCTGAACCACTTGCTCCAACAAAAAACGAGAACATATTTATAGGCTCTAATGGATGAGTGGGTATATAAGGTAAATTACTAATATCATCAACATTTTGCCTAATCAAATCAAAATTATTTAACTTTACATTTTCTATAATTTTCATAAATATATATATAGTTATAATATTAAAATTTGAAAATTATTTTCTTACACTAATTATAAAGTAATGTCTTTAACTGATAGCCTCCCACTTTCTATGCGATATAGTATAACTGGTGCCGATAGTATTAATTCTAAAACTAAATTACATCGTTTTGATTCTACAAGTGCCTCTTATAACAGCGCAAGTAATAATAAAATTTTAATTCCAGTTGCCGCTGATTCTTTCATAGATACAGCAAATTCTTATTTATACTGCCAAATTAAAAATAATGCTACTTCTAATAATGCTTCAACTTCTTCATTCTGTTTTGATGCTAATTGTATAATAGAAAAACTTGAAATTGCTGTTTCTGGAAGCAGTGGAAAAGTTGAAACCATAGACCGTTATAATCTATTTGCTGTAAGTGATGATTTATGGAAATCTGATATTGCTAATTTAACTTATTTACAAGCAACTGCTGCTGCTGACTCGCCAGCATTAGAATCAAAGGCACTTGGAACGGCATTAGCCAAAGCTGGTGGCACTACAACTGTTGCTCTTAAATTAAAAGGAGCGTTTCTTGATGCTTACTATGGAAAAGCATTACCACAAGGCATGCC